CATCACGTATGTCGATGGGCTGGACGCCAACAAGAGCTTCATGCCGGTGCACGAGCCGCGCCTCGAGGGCTACCAGCACCTGACGCAGGACGCGGAGGAGACGCGCTATCTGATCCGCAGAGGCTTCTTCGAAGACCTGTTCCTGATGCTGGCGCAGAGCGAGCGCATGGGGCAGCCGATCACGGCGCGCGAGGTGGAAGAGCGGCACGAAGAAAAGCTGATCGCGCTCGGGCCGGTGCTGGAGCGCACGAACGATGAGTTACTCAACCCGATGATCGACCGGCTGTTCGGGATGATGGGCCGCGCCGGGCTGTTGCCGGAGGCGCCCCCGGACATCGAAGACGTCAAGCTGCGCGTCGAATACGTGAGCATTCTGGCGCAGGCGCAGAAGCTGGTGGGCGTGTCGAGCCTGGACCGGTTCACGCAGACGGTGCTGGCGATGGCGCCGGTCGTGCCGGCGGTGCTGCACAAGGTGAACTTCAACCAGATTCTCGAGAACTATCAGGAAGCGCTCGGCACCGACCCCAGGACCTTGAATACGGACGAGGAAGCCGCCGCGCGCGAGCAGCAGGCGAACCAGGGCCAGCAGGCGATGCAGGGGGCGGCGGCCATGAAGGACGCGGCCAGCGCCGTGCAGGCCACCACGGCCCAGCCGATGGCCGAAGGCTCGCCACTCGACGCGATCCTCAACGGAGTGATGTAGGTGCCGCGCCCGGACCTGCCGTCGTTCAATGCCGCGGACCCGCAGGACGTGGCGGCCGGCGCGCGCATGGAGGAATTGCGGCAGCGCCTCGAGCGGAACGACCTGGTGGTGGCGCTGAAGATTGCCGAGGTGCGGCGGGTGCTGTTCCGCATTCTCGACCAGAGCGGTGTGTTCAGCGACGTGTATATCCCTGACCCGATGGAATTGGCCTGTCGCACCGGGCGGCAGTCGGTCGGGCGCTACCTCTGGGGCGCGATCGACGACGTGGACGAGAACGCGGTGATGCAACTGCGCGCCGAGGCCCGGACCAAGATGCGGCAACTACTGGTCGAGGCCGACTCGATGCGGACCCCGACCCACGAGCACGAGTGATCTATGACACCTGAGACGACTGCCCCTGCTGCGCCTGCCCCCGTGGCTGCTCCTGCGTCGACGCCGGCCCCGGAGGCCGCGCCGGTCGCACCAGTCGCGCCGGCCGTGCCGGCGGCGGCGGCCCCGGCCCCGACTGCGCCCGCCGCTCCGGCGCCGGCTGCGGCGGTGCCTGCCACCTACACGTTTGCCATCCCCGACGAGGCCAAGGTCTACATCGGGGCACAAGACCAGGCGCGTCTCGCGCAAGTGGCCACGGCCAGCGGATGGACCCAGGAGGACCTCGACGGCGAGGTCGGGAACATCATCTTGGACCGCAAGGCCACGCACGAGGCGCTGACGGCCGAATTGAACAGCCACGCCGAACTGGGCGGGGGCCAGCGGGACGCTGCGCAGCGCGACATGAAGCGCGCGCTCGACTTCGCCCTGCCGCCGGACAGCCCGGAGCGGCAGCGGTTCGATCAGGACGTGGCCCGCCTGGCGCTGGCGAACTACACGCCGCTGGCCTTGTTCATGGCGCGCATCGGGCGCGCGATGGGCGAAGACGGCCGCGGCGGCTTTACGGTTGGAGGCTCGGCGCCCGAAGCGAAGAGCACCATCGCCAAGCTGTTCCCGACGACCCCGGAGTGAACAGCACCCCTGCGAACGCCTCGCATCCAAAGGATGCTCCCATGATCCGACGCTTTACTCTGGCGTGCGTGCTGCTGCTGGCAGCCGTCGCGCCCGCTCTCGCGGCCTCGAGTGCCACGAGCTCGACCGGCCCGGCCTGGCTCCACCTGCTCGGCCTGGCCGTGGTCGGGGTGACCGTGCTGGCCACCACGAACCTGACGCTGGTGGACCAGGCCAAGCGCCTCGACCCGAACGGGCAGATCGCGGACATTGCCGAACTGCTGTCGCAAACGAATGAGATGCTCGCCGACATGACGTGGAAGGAAGGCAACCTGACCACGGGCGAGCTCACGACGATCCGCACGGCGCTGCCGACCGTCTACTGGCGCCTGATCAACCAGGGCGTGCTGCCGAGCAAGTCTCGGACGGGCCAGATCACCGAGCAAACGGGAATGCTCGAGGCCTACAGCCAGGTGGACGTGGCGCTGGCACAGTTGGGCGGCAACCCGGGCGCGCTGCGCCTCTCGGAAGCGCGCGCGTTTCTCGAGGCCATGAACCAAGAAATGCAGGCGACGGTGATCTACGGCACCGCGTCAGCGCCCGAGGAATTCATTGGCTTGGCGGTGCGCTACTCGGACACCACCGCCGGCAACGGGGACAACATCATCAAGGCCGGCGGCACGGGCTCGACCGACAACACCTCGATGTGGTTGATCGCGTGGTCCGAAGAGACGGTGACCGGGATCTATCCGAAGGGCTCGACCGCGGGCCTGTCGCACGAAGACCTCGGGATCGAGACGGTGGAGAACGCGAACGGGGTCACGGGGGCGTTGATGCGCGCGTATCGGGACCACTGGATGTGGAAGGCCGGGATCGCGGTCAAGGACTACCGTTACATCGTGCGGATCGCGAACATCGACGTGTCGAACCTCTCGAGCGTCAGTGACGCGGCCGACCTGATGACGCTGATGGGGGACGCGGAAGAGCGGATCCCGAACAGCCTCGGGCGCCGGGTCTGGTATGCGAACCGCACCGTGAAGCGCTTCATGCGCCGGCAAGTGCGGTCGGACGTGATGGAAGGCGGCGGGCTGACGTTCGACAACGTCGCCGGCAAGCCGACGATGGTCTTTGGGGACACGCCGATCCGCACGGTCGACGCGATCCTCTCCACCGAAGATGTGGTCGTGTAGGGAGCCAGCCATGATCCTTGACAAACTCGCGGAACTGTCGACGGCGCAGGCGGTCACCTCGGCCGACGCCTACAGCGACTTCTCGTATGACCTCGGGAACATCACCCCGAAGCACCGGATCGGCACCGGCACGCCACTCTCGCTGATCGTGGTGGTGATCACGGCCGCGGCGGCGGATGGCGGCAGCTTCACCGACACGTTCGACGTGATCGCGGTGGCCAGTGCCAATGCGAACCTCTCGAGCCACGTGGAGTTGATCAAGCGCCGGATCCCGGCGGCGGCCCTGACGGCCGGCGCGGCGTTCGACATCCCGATCCCGCAAGCGATCCAGTCGACCGGCGCGCTGCGGTATCTGGGCGCGCGCTACGAGCTCGGGACCGACGACACGATCACGGTCAGCTGCTACATCGTGCCGACCGAGCACGTGGGCAGTTGGATGACCTACGCCAAGGGCTACAGCATTTAGCTCTGGTGTGGCGAGCCCCCGCGCTGTCGGCAGTCCGGCGCGGGGGTTCGGTGGACCGACGATGCACACGATCATCATTCACGGGGCGCAGGTCACGGGGGACCCGCGGCCCCCGAAGTATGGCCGGGCGGCCGAGCTCTGGGGCTGCACGCGCTGCAATGTGCGCTACTGGGGCGGCAAGCTGACGGACTGGGACCGGTGGGTGGACGTGCACCCGCTGGTCAAGACGAAGGACTTCCCGGGCATTCCCGAGCGGCGGCCCGAAGCGTGGCGCTGGTATTGCGCGCAGGACGGCCGCCGGCCGATCTACCTGCAGGCGCCCGAGCAGCACAAGAGCCAGCAGGCGCTCGCGCTCGAGCGGTTCCAGATGGTGCCGGGGGCCACGCGGTTCCCGATCGACGCCATCCGCGCAGCGTTCCCGACCCGCGAGCGCTGGGGCGAGGCGCCGGGCCCGACCAAGATGTTTTACAGCCAGGTCGGGATGATGCTGGCGTTTGCGCTGGTCGAGGGCGCGGACACGATCGTGCTGAACGGGATCGGCCAGCCGCGTGGCGTGAACCACCAGCATCTGCATCGGGACATTGGCTACTGGATGGGCGTGGCGCGCGGGCTCGGGGTGGACGTGGTGGTCGACGGCTCGAGCTCGTTCCTGCAGCCGACCTACCTCTACGCCTACGACCGGCACCATTTCGACGAACTGGCGGCGATGCGCGCCCAGGACGGGGAAGAGCGCGAAGACGAGATGCGCGCGCGCCTGCAACAGGAGATGCGCCGGGGCCGGCAGATGCGCCCGCCACGGCCAACGCTATGAACGCGGTCACCGAGCAGACGCGCCAGGCGCTGGCTGCGCAGTTGGCCGGCTATCCGGTCACGGTGCTGGGCGCGGCCCCGCTGGGGCCGGCCGACCCCGTGCGCGTGCGCGGCAAGGTGGTGGCCGTAAATGGAGGCATCTCGAGCGTCAAGGGCAACCCGGACGTGTGGGTGGTCAACAGCCGCTCGAGCCAGTTCGACCAGTGGGGGCCGTCGCGCCGGCGCCTGGCGCACCTGATGCTGCACCAGGGCCGCGGCAAGACCG